GTATCAACTTCAAATGAAGAGGTATAACCACTACTATTTTGATCTAACCAAAAGGCTAGTTTAGCATCTATAGTGTCGTCGTCAGGCTCAAATAATCCTTCATTCAACTGAAGTTTTTTATTTAGAAGACCCAAATGTTTTTTAAATGTTTCGTTAAGTAAATTGCTCATATACAATAAATATATACAAAAAAATAAAACCCATCAAATTAATGATGGGTTCTACTATTAGTTCTTTAAGACTTGGAACATCAACTTCTTATATTCTTCCTTACCTAATGGACGATTATCCAAGAGTTTAAATACAAAAGCAGCTCTGTTTGTTTCACCATAAGATGAAATAACCAGTTGTGCTTGTTCTTTTCTGGTAGGCAATGAACGAAGTCTGTTATTCACAAAACTATTCATACCATCCACAATCTTGTTTACTTCCTTCTTACCATCCGCAATACGGCTAATAGTACCTTTAATTTGTTCTGCTAACTCGAAATCAAAGGTGGTAAAGATATAGTTATAAAAAGTGTTGTAGTCAGGCATACCCTGTTCCAACCACACATCCATAATTTTTTCCAGTGAACTAAGTTCAGACTTTAGATGATGTAACAGGAGATATTTAGATGCTTTAATCTTATGAATAGTCTGATCATTCTTACTATATAAGCATACGCCTTCTTTATCTTGCCACTTATCTACAATCTGTAACATATCAGTTATATCAGTAAAAGTATAGATTTCCGGACGAAGTAAATCATACTTCTTAGCCATAGCATCCAACATATCTTGTTGTGCAAGTGAATAGTTGATATGATTAATAAAACCAATCAACTTCCACATAGGTTCATCGCCATACGATAACACAATTTTATTGATTGGAGACAGCCATTCCCAAATGATAGAATAACCCCAAGTATCATTGTTATCCTGTAACTTACTTAGAATAGTTGACTTGAACAATTCTAACTCAAAACCATTAGCCATAGTAGAAGCATCAACAGTTCCACGGGTTCGTAGAATATATTGACCCTTATACTTGCTAACAATCAAAGTGCTACCGTCCAACTTTTCAACAACAGTGCAATGCTTCAATGAAGCAGGAACAGGAAAGTGTTCAGGATTCTCCCCATAGTTAGTAAACTTCGGAAATGATGCACTAATAACTTCACCCTCATAATTCACAACCACACTACGCATGTGCTTGTTGTCTTGCGTCCACTTAGTGCCAATATTTTGGGGTTGAATCAAATGGACAATTTCACCGAAAGCGTGGAAATGGTGCACCATAAATTGAGTGCGGTCAACCTTATCTATGTCAATTTTCATAGATTTATCTTACAACAGATTTTAAAGAAAGTCAAGGTTCATCTTCAACATTTTCACCACATTCTTTGCAACTATCAAATAGTAGAAACAAAGACAGTTTTTCTTCCATTTTTTCTTTGCTTCCAAAGTGTTCTGTAAGTATTTCGTCTGCTTTGATATCATCTTTCCAACCAGCCCAATTTCCGTCACCGGGAGTTCCACCCAATTCCAGATAATTACACCAAGGAAATTCCACACCATTGACATTTTTTACATCATAGTATGGACACCGATTACAACTACATTACTACACAGTTTAGAATAAGTCAAGCCAAATATTTCAAAATGAAATAATTGCAAATTAGATGATAGGTATTATCACTTATAATGTATAGCCAAGTGCTAATAAACTTGGGTCTAGCATCTGGATCAGTATTTTTCCAATCGTCATAATAACCAGTAACGTTGCATTTATCATATGATGGATATGACCAATCTGGTCCAATTCGATTTTTATACCAAACAAAGTATTTGATAATACACCATCTATCTTGAATAAAGTGAGTGGCAAATATTAGAAATAGTGCTAGTATATTTTGAGTAAGCAACAAAAATGGTACAGTATATAACAAACAGTGAACCAAACAAGGAATAGATCGCTTGTTTTTATTCAAAGCCATCCAATCGCTTTGGAAATAATAATCTGCTACTAAATGTACCAATAGTTGTTCCATATCAAAGTAGAGTTATATCTTCGTATCTGATTACCCAACCACCCTTTTTATTAATATCATCATTCACAGTTACTTCATAAGTTTCTGGTTTAATGCCGGTAATATAGTGATTTTCATACTTCTTATAACCTTGTTTGGCATTTACCTTTTTGCCAATTACATCACTAGGAATCTCTAGAAAATTCTCTTTGGTCCATTGTCCAATAATTTCTTTGGTCAAACTATCCTTGATAGTACTAACACCATCCAGAATATATACCAATTCACTATCTGGTTCAATATACTTATATTCACTCAAATATTGAGCAAGTGTAAATCCATCAGTATCAGATTCAAACAAACAATCAATAATGTCTTGTTCATAGGTTTCCTGTGTTTCTTCATAACCGCCACCAGAGGTACACCAATTTATATATTGATCAACAACACGATTAAAGTGTTTGTTTTCACGGTTAATATTTTCCCTTGAAAATTTAGGACGCTTAACCTTGTCTTGTAGCTTCATATAGGTTTGTTCACTCATAACTTTATAAGATTACCACACAGTTTATAACAAGTCAAGAAATTTCTGGACACAAAGTTGCATCATACGCTCTTGGTAAAGAATCATCTCTACCATCTTTAAATGGAAATTTATGACAAACTGATGGGTAAAATTTATGAGAATGTATTTTACATCCATTATTCCAAAATATACATCTTCCATTCCAAGTTTGGGTTCTATATTCTTTTTTATCATTATCAAAGAAAATAAAATTATCCCCAAACTCATTTAACAGACCCTCACCTTCTTCTTTTGATAAGAAAGTTCCCCACTTACAACATACAGAGTTGTGAGGACACGGATTACATGGTAATATATTCATATTTTTGGCAGTTTGTAGTCTGGAATTTGACTTGGAAACCAAAAGAAGTCTTCTTCAAAACTATAAAAAAAGTTTTGATTAGTAGCATGATTATACGCTTCCATTACAGTTCTGTCATTTAATGTACGTTGTTTACCCCTAAATTCCATGTGGGGATATTTTTTCTTAATTTCTTCTGGAACGTGAATATTCATTTGGCAATCCAATCGTGAAATCGTTGCGGTAAAAACATATAAATTGTTATTGTTGCAAGTGAAATTGTAACGGGTGATACATCTACCTTAAATAGATGATACAACAATATACTTGTACCCAATGACAATATCAAATTAACAATAAACGCTAAAAATAATTTCATAGAAATATTGATTGAATGCTCTTTAACTTACGATTAAGTTCTTTATTTTCTTCTTTCAGTTGTTCAACTTCTTGCATTAATCTAGAGTTTTCTTCGTGTAAATTTCTAATGTTATCCATTAAATCTCGTAAGATATCTTCATTACTTTCAAAGTCCATATTATTCTACCTTTCCATATACAGTTTCAACATCAATATAATAATTAGGCAATCCAAATGGACGAATAGTGAACTTCCAAGTCTTTTCCCTATCCTTGAAGTTATAACCACTAATAAATCCAATACCACGGTTAGTGTTTACCTTGTCACCAAAATGATAAGGAAGAGGATTTTCAGCAAGAACTTTGGCGAACAACTCATTATTATTGATCATATAACAACTTTACCCCAACTTTTTTTAAATGTCAAACACTTTTCCGTCAAAATATGCTTTACATCCCAAAACTCGGTCAATCGCAAAGATTTTCACATCAGCTTCACTAAACATAGTAAATGTAGCATTATCGTGTCCCTTCCATTGTTCACGTTGTGCCTCATTACACAAATCATTAAATTGCCGGTGTATATAAACATCTTTGATGCCACTTTGGATGATTCCCCTAGCACAGTCTGCACAAGGCAAAGCATTGGTATAAAGAATTGCGCCATCGGTGTTTATACCGTACCTAGCAGCTGCGTAAATCGCATTGCGTTCACCGTGTTCGTACCATTTGTACTTTTCTGGTCGTTCGTTACGAATTTCATTTTTGTCTGCTACCCCAATAGGAATGCCATTGAAGCCAGTAGATATGATTCGTTTGTCTTTTACAATGAGAGCACCAATCTTTGTCTTGGGATCTTTGGATTTACTTGCAACCCAATAGACTCCTTGTAAAAACCATTCGTTCCAATCTGGTGGTGTATAATTTAATCCCATAAGTGACAATAGTATTTTGCAAATAGTTCTAGACCTTTTTGTTTGCGTTCTTGTAATTCATTGTGTTTTTTCATCCACTCATCAAAAGATTGTTTTTGTTCTGGAGTTTTTCCTTTATTTAGAAGCCATTCTGTATCTCCAAGATAATGTGGAAATGGATTGAATCGTTCGTCATCATTTAGATATTCAAATGTCCAAATAAGTTCATCAAGTACATTTTCCCATTCTTCTGGTGTGAAATCTGGATGATAACCATACCGTTTCATTTTCTTGAAGTGTTTTAGTCTGGGTAGAATAAACTTACTGAATGTACCATCCAAACTCCAACATTCTTCATTACTTACACCATAACGCATACGTTGATATGTACTAATAAACCATCGTTTAATGTCATGACATTTGTAATATACACGCCAACCATATGGTACTGTATCAAACAACCAGTCACCAAATTTATTGGTTCTATACCATTTTTCTTCTGAAAGAGGTGTGTTTTCAGAATCTTCTAATCGTTCGTTGATTTTTTTGAGATCCATATTACAACTATATCACAGAGTGTATATGTGTCAAACAAAAAACCCCACATTTTACTGTGGGGTATGATGAATAAACAAACAAATGAAATTATTTAACGTTTTTCAAACCAGGATGTGCTTTGTGCCAAGGCATTTCGTGTACAACTGTTGGTGCTTGGTTAGACCATCTAGCTTGTTGTGGTTGTTGGGCTTGTTGTTGAGCTTGATCCATTTGTTGAGCAGCTAACATAGCATTTGCGGTACCTGGATTGTTGCTGGTAAGACCTACAACTGGATTTTGTGTTTTGATTCCTAAATAAAGACCTGACATAGTGTTATACCTTTTGTTAAATATAACTATTAAGCTTTATCATCATTATACACAAAATTATCACTAAACATAGAATATAAATAATCGTGATGTTTATCTTCTAAAAGATATTCACGTATATCAATAATGCGACGGTCATCACAACAATGACACTGCATATAAATCTTATCCCGCTTTAATTTAGCTGGCATATCACAATAATTGCAAGTAATTTGAAGGTTGTCCATATACTATAAAAATATCATACATTTTAAATAAAACAAGGGATGTCACTGTTACGTAACATCCCCCATTATATTGTAACATTAGGTTACAGATCGCTATAGTTCTTCAGTTCAATCTTACCATTTAGTATGGTAATATACTGACTAAGATTACAATCAATACAAATGTTGTTTGCATCAACGATATTAGCAAATCCTTCTCTATGATATTGTGCGGCTTTACCAGTTCGCCATTGATTTGTATGACCCACAATTTGTCTCAACTCTTCAATGGGTTGAAACTCTTCGTTAAAATCACACCAAACAATACCACCACATTTGTTTCTACCACCCCTTGCATATCCAGCGCCATAAAACCAATGTGGTTCATTGATCTTTAGTTTGGTTCTAGCATCATTATCACTTTGATCCAGATACTTGAAGATAACTTCATTTGTGGCACAAATTGGAGGTAACAAACGTTTATCCAATCCAGCGTGGGTTAATAGAATATCATCTACAACAATCGACCAGTGAAACTTATCTTGTATATCACCTCTGACCTTGCCAATAACGTTATCAATTGCATCATACTTCCATTGTTCATAACCACTACACCAAGATGTAGAAGCATTAAACAGATAGTGTATATCGTGATTACCAAATAGAGTATAGTTCTTTGGGTTAGGAAGAAATACATCTCTTAGATATTTGGCTGTAGCAACATAGTCAGTAACATCATCCAAATTGAAACTATCAAACCAATCACCCAAACAAATGTTGATATCGCCATCTTCTTTGGTAAAGATGGTATCCAACTTTGTGTAATGATTATGTGGATCAGCAGCAATTACAATCTTTTGTTTATTGGAACTAAACTTTAGCATACTGAGAGTATAACACGATTATTTTTAAAAGTCAAGTGATTTGGTCTTAACTTTTGTTAGTAGCCATTTGACCATTTGATATTTGGTAGATGGATCACCATACTTTTTTATATTAAAGTGATCCAGTTCCAATTCATAGAGTCTACGAGTAGTGTCCATTTTTTCAAACCATTTTGAATCTACTGGAGAGTCATCTGTGTGTTTCTCTAGTTTTTCTAAACATTCGATTAGAAATTCGTATTCAATTTTGGTAAGAATTACTTTTTTCACTTCTCGGTAGATTTAGACTTCTTTTTATCTCCCCAGTTAATTTTATCGTAATTAGAATTATAGGTTTTCTTGTTCACTGGTCTGGGAGACGATCCCTTCCCGTTCTGATGTGATTGATTGCTCATAAAAATGTTGATATCCTTTCTCTATTGTACTAAAAAATGAATTGTTCGCATACATATCTGAAGCAATTGCTTTATCACTTTTGATATATTGTGCATTTACGTTTTTCAAAGTAAATTTTCCGTTTGTGTCGTCGGTTTTTTCGTATCCTACAAATAAAACACTGAAATATTTTTCATGAAGCACATCATCAAATGCTCCATCGTAATCTTGGATGTAAACAATGTCTGCTTCGCTCCACTTATTATTAATACGTGGACACACACATAGTTTGTATTCGTTATCAATGAATGCTTTGAATACAAAAGCATTGGGTTTGGTTAATTCACTCATATTTTTCAGCACATTTACTGCAAAGTTGACCAACTCCTTCTACATAGTTGTAACGATAGTCGATATGTTTGTCTTTGGGTTCATTTGTTTCGACTCCACAAACAATACATTCTTCCATTTCAGACATTACTTTAAAGTCACCATTGGGTAATTTTTCAATTTTATTATTCATAATTTATTTCCACAAAACTTGTAATATAACTATTAATGCACTCAATGCAATTAGTGTTAATGTTTTAACACTTATCTTTTCATTGAAATAAATATGTGTCAATATTGTAAACATAACTATACCAATGCTAAATGTAAAAATTCTATTTGGCCACATTTTTCCATTAAAATATTCTGCTAGTAATTTCGTAGCATATATTGATAACAACGTACTAGGTACACTTAACCATATCAACCACATTTCATATTTTTTATAAAATACATTAATAAATTGTCCATAAATTTGATGCCAACCAATAATATAAACAAATACTAGTATTGACAATGCAAATAATAACTTAATCATTTTTTTCTCAATATCGTACTATGTTTATTAACAACTTCTTTGCAAACAATACTACCTTTACTTAGTTTAGCATAAAAGTTATCATATATATGAACTAAATCAGCAACTTCAATCTTGATACCCTCTTTTAACTTGGTATACTTTTTGATATCTGATTCAGTTAATTCAACTACATTATCAGCGCTCTTCATACAGATTTATTATAGGACTCTATATAAGATTCTATGTTGAGTTTTCCTACGGGATTCATAGAGTGTACCATATAAGGCGGATGTTTAACACCCTTGTTCATACAATATTCCACAAGCCATTTTGCACAATCATATCCAGTCTTTTCATTGTATGAATCATATGGAATATCATCACCACTCAACCCATGACCATAGTGGCAGTCTGATAAATCGTGATCATAAGTTACAAACTTAGGAAGACCACGCAGTGTAATTATATTAACAAACTCTTGATAATTTCTTACCACAGAGTAATGTTGATCTTTTGGAATATTAACCCAAGTGACATTCGTTGGAATGCGGTTGTCATCGAGAAATAAATTATAGTTGGTTATTCTTCTTTTCCAAGTATACCACGAACTTTTTCATCGGTCTACCACTTTCAAACAAATCACCAATAAATTCTGCTTTGACTACACGATATCCGTTTGAACCATAATCATTCATTACATTCTCAAGTTCTGAATAATCAATTACATTATGTATTTTTATTGAATATTTGTATTTCATTGTTTGTGCATCATCAAACCACTTAAGTTTGGCATTGTATAACCTTGTTTAATTAGCTCACGGGTATCTTTGACAATTTTATCAAAGTAAGCCAACTTCATCTTGATTTCTTCACGTTCTTTTTTTGTAAGCTTCTTCATATAGTAATAATACTATCGTTAGTGATAAAACACAAGATTTATTTTTCACACCGTGTCACATTTTATTTCATTTTTTAAAAATGATTAATATTTATTATATATGAAAATAATATCTGGAATTTATAAACTCACATCACCGTCCGGAAAATGTTATATTGGTCAAAGTAAAAATATATATCAAAGATTTCGTGATCACAAAAGAGCTAATAAACATAAACATTGCAAGTTATATGTTGCAATTAAAAAATACGGATACGAAAATTTTAAAAAAGAAATAATAGAAGAATGTAACAAAGAAATTTTAGATAAAAAAGAACAATATTGGATTAAATATCACAACTCCGTTGATAACGGATATAATTGTGATTATGGTGGACAAATTCATAAAGAATTTGGAAAAGAACATAGAGAAAAATTACGTGCAGCATTTTTAGGAAAGTATAATGGCAACCAAAATATTGAATTTTACATAGATAACATTTTGTATAAATCAATTGGTGATGCTAGTAAAAAATTAAATATACCCCCTAAAACGATATATAATAGGTTAAATTCTAAAAACATAGAATTTGATAATTATAAATATAAAGATGTAAATTTAATACCAACCAGAAGTATTAGAAAATACGCATCACAACCTTTTATTATTGATGGTATAAAATATACCACTATAAAAGAAGCGTCTGAAGTATTAAATATACCATCATCAATATTGAGAAGAAAATTAAAATCTGGTAAATTGTCAAATTCATCATATATTACACCGCAACATCCGCTTTAATTGTTGGGTGTGATTGATAATCTATTAACTTAATATCATCATATTTAAAATCAAATAATGATTTTATTTCAGGATTCAACCACAATTTTGGTAACTTCATTGGTTCTCTTGACATTTGTAGTTTAATTTGATCCAAATGGTTCGTATACAAATGTGCGTCACCGATTGAGTATGTCAATGTACCAGTAGCCATATTGCTTACATGCGACATCATTGCTACCATCAGTGCATATGATGCTATATTAAATGGCTTCCCAAGAAAAATATCATTTGATCTGATTGTCATCATTAAATTCAAACGACGGGTTGGAATATTAGCGTCATTTAATACTTTTTCATTCATTTCAGGCACAGATACCCATCCTTTATTTCCTCCTGATTTTCTGTATAAATCAAATCGTTCTTCCAGTGTCAATTCTTCTGTATTAAAAATTAGAAAACAATGACAGGGCGGTAAGGCGCAATGATCTACCCAATGTGGATGCCATGCTGATACGATCATACGACGATCATCTGGATTGGTTTTTAGCTTGTCAATTACTTTTTGTAGTTGATCTATTCTACCAAAAAACCACGATTCGGCATAATCACCTTTTGTTCCACTCACAGTACCTTTGGGACAAGTGCTTGCATCATTATCATTCACGGTGGTATAAAACGGAAAATTTCTCCACATTCCGCCATACGTTCCTTCACCTAATTCACCCCATAAAAGTGCAAAATTTGGGTCATCTTTAATTTCTTGAATGAAACGCTCTTGAGTCCAAGAAGACCGCCACCGATTCCCACCCAAATCGCCATACGGATTTGCTTCATAGGTTTCTTCAGGATGAGATTTGCAAAAATCAATATAGCGTTTATATGCCCACTCATTCCAGATTCTAACGTTATTGTCAACCAGATACTTGATATTTGTATCACCACTAATGAACCACAGCAATTCGTGAACAATAGCTGGCCAATGAACTTTCTTTGTGGTTAATAGAGGAAATGCATTTAGATCCACATTGTATTTGGCTTGAGCACCAAAAATGCCAATGGTATCTACCCCAGTTCTGTTCTTTTTAAGTTTTCCGTTTGTCAAAATATCATTGACAATTCTGAAATATTCTGTGTCTACTTTGTTCATATTATTTAGTATACATTATAACTTTGTGTAGGTCAAATTCTTTTACAACTTCTTTATGTGTAAACGTATGTTCAAACTCAGGCATAAATGTATCACCATCATAATTACCATTTATATGCGTAACATAGAACTCCTTAATGTATGGTAACAACTTAATATAAGTTTTAGCACCACCAGCAACAATCAAATAGTCTTTTCTAAATTGACTATATGATTCAAAATCTGTCATTGTAATCAGTTGACCAGTCATAGAGTTATTGTTTACCAGATATTGATTTGGATTTGCAGCCATTATTTTGTCTTCTTTGACTAGTACAAGACATTCTCTATTTTTTAGAAGTGGTAGTGTATCAAATGTATTTTTACCTACCACAATAGTATTACCAACGGTAAATTCTTTAAGATTGATTGTTCAATAGAATTTTTATCGGTGTCAATATCAAGATAGTTATTTAATGGCGGTTCATAATAATCCACCATCTTACCCTCCCTTAATCTGTTACTATGTAGATATACTTCTTTTACAATATGTGTAGAATCATTTTTTAATGAGTCTCTTAAATTTCTGAACGGAGATACTAACGACATTATTGTGTAATTATATAATTTGTTGCTAGTTTTTGCCATTTCTATAGCTAATCTCACATTACTTTTTCTGCCACTAATACTATAGTCTTTATTGTTACTAATACTACGTAACGTATCCCCATCAATAGTTACAGCTGTACGATTTGTTTTTGTTAAAAGTGTTTCTAATGTTAACGCCAATGTGGTTTTACCACTATTTGGTTGACCTGTTAATATAATAATCATAACAATATTTTCTTTTCGTGTTTTACCACAACTTCAGGATGTACCCAAACATCAATACCACATTCTTTTACCAAATGACAAAAGCTTACGTCTTCCATTGTAAACTCCGTAACATTGCCAAATTGTTTCCAAATTGGTCTAAACCATGGATATTTCAATTTTTCAAATACACCCCGTTTTATAAGTATAAAGCCAAATCCAGTGTAGTCTACTGTAAATGGATCTTTGAATTGTTTTAATTTATCGAAAGTTAAAAATTCAAAACTACCATACTTCTTAAAATGATCTTCGTTCCAATCTTTTACAGTAGCATAGTGCGTACCATCTTGCATTAGATATAAACCAGATGCAATATCTTTCTTTATATTGAATAGCTTAATGAAGTCATCCACTTTGAACATATTGTCACTATCAATCCAAAGTATATAATCATATTCGATTCTACCTTGCCATGGCTTTTGATTTTCTCCAGCATTAGAATCACCACCCAAACACATATTACGTACATAATAGATGTTACACGATTCTCTACGAGAAAGTATAGGAGTTATTTTGTTATGAATACACCAATTATAAAATGGTATAAAACTATCTAACCACTGACCAGAGAAATTATTGCCGGGTAAACAAATTATTAATCTCATGATTTAAAAAACAAATTGTTTTGTACAAACAAGTTACCTTTATAACCTTTCCAACCATAGTGAGTCAAGTTACAAGTGGTATCTACATATATCTTACCACCGATACTTCTATAAAGATTACAAAAGCCATAATCTTCACTTTCATATTTCTTTGTCTTTTCATTTATTTTACATGGAAAGAAATCATAGAACTTATCCCCATATCCCATATACCCATCAATGTCATTCTTATATGCTATATTAGGCATTTCTCTAGAAATTTGATTGAAGACACGTTTCTTGAATAACATGAATCCAGTAGCAGCATAATTTACTTCTTCAATGTTTTTCATTTCGGGATTGAGTTTAATTTCTGTAGCAAAGTCGGTACATAGTTCTTCGTAATTATCACCGATCATTTCTGGTCCTTGTTTTGCTAACAACTTTACTTTAGACGAATTAATATACTTCTTGGGATATAAACCTGAAATAACATCTTTATCAGCCTTTAACAATGAAAAGAAACTCTCGGGTTCAAATGATATATCACTATCAATGAACATCATATAATCACAATCCGGTTGATTTAGAAAATTAGCAGCTGCAGCATTTCTAGCTCTAGCAATCAAACTTTCAAAGTATATACAATCCAAACTAAATGATATACCCCTACGTTGTCCCTCAAATATCAACTTCATCACACTAAACATAAAGTGTGATAGTACAGTATGATTATAACAAATCACAGGCAAATAAACTTTGGTCATAGTATGATCTTTTCCTTCTCAAAATATTCAGTAACTTCATCATTCCAAGGCTTGTTGATGTCATCTAACTTATTAGCAATAGAACGCATTATATGTGACGGCCAGCAACCATCATTACTTGGCCAGAAATAATAATAACCATCAACATCCATAATAAGTTCACCAACTAAATGATTATTCGGAGTCAGTACGTGGAACTTCTGGTTGTTGATCTGTTTGTAAATTAGATTCATTTTTTTCTAAAACAATATTTGTAGTACCCTCGTAATTTACCCCACCAATAACATTAATAATAAATTTGTTGGTGATGGTTCCCTCCAAGTTACTAGTAACAATATAACTCTCTTGTACGCTTCCGTCAAGAAAAAACACAATTTTGGTAGAACTTGATTCAAGTATCTTCAAGTCATTTGTAACAGCATCCATCAAATAAACATCATCAAATGAACTATACATATTATAGTTTTCATCAAACGTAAGTTCAAACTCACGTTGTTGAAATGCTGCTTGATGTTTGAGATTAATCAATAGTGTCTTTAAGTTTTCTCTAGCTTCAAAATATCTATTGTTACCAACTAGACTATCATAGTTGATAACAATTGCACCAATAATACCAAGCAATATGGTTATGGCTAATACTAACTCTATTAGTGTAAATGCTTTATTGTTTTTCACGAATTAGTTTTAATTTTTGTTGACGGGTCAATTGTTTGATTTGATACTCCCTCTTCATTGCTTCACTTTTACTATTAAAACATTCGGTATATACTAATCTAACTGGTAATCGTGTCTTAGTATATTTAGCACCACACCCTCTAGAATGATCACTAACTCGTTTTTCAACATTCTGCTTTAACTACAGCTGGTTTATTTAGTGGCGAACAAATATTGATTGAAATATTCTCACTATTATTAACTAGGATTTCAAAGTTATCACTATCTCTGAATTGCATTACACAAGTAGCACCATCACTACGAGTAAATACAAGTTTTTCACAAGTTAATACTTTTTCAGACGAAGAAGCTGGTTCTGATGCTTTAACAGTTGAACCAGCAACAACACCTGCGATTCCTCCAAATAGGGTGGAGAAAAACCCTTTACGATTTAGTTTTTCCATATAATATACTATATCATAGTATGGATACTAAATCAATATTTTATTTCTTAAATAGTTCTTTGATACTAACTCCGTGTTTGTTGTCTTTGAAAGACCAAATGGATGGTTTCTTTTTTAGATATAGATCTTGATTAGCATACAACTCTTTTACACAATTATCTGTTTTAACGATGACCACTTTGTGTTTACCATCTGCGTCTAGTTGGTTTTTGAATTGAACTAAATGACCGTCTGACCAAGCCATTTGTTGTTTACATACAATACAAGTTCTACCAGACTTTTTCTTGGCAAAGATACTTGCATTTGCATTTGTTGCGGTTAATACTAATAGTCCAACAATTAATAATACTTTATTCATAATAACTCAAAGATAACATATATCGAATACAATGTCAACGTATATAATAAAGAACACGTTGCAAAACATATTGATAGGTATCAAACCATTTTTTATTACCCAACTGATATTTTGGTATCTTACTCAAGTCAATTGATTCACTATAAATTGCATATGAACTTAAATAAGCATCATTACAATTGGCGTGTTGTTCATAATGATTAGGCATTGGTATCATCAACAATGGTTTGTTTTGATATATAGCTTCAGCACTTGTTTCAAATCCACCACTACATACTACTGCCTTACATACCTTC